TCCTGTTTACCTCTTTCTCAGGAAGTTTAGTCTCCAGGATTCCCGGGGCGGTTCAATCCGTGATCAGTAATGCGAATATAAGCGACTTGCTGATTTGCTGCTTTCGTTATACCACCATAAACGCGAAGGCTGCGACTCATTGGGCGATCCCACAACTCTGCAACCTGCAGTTTATTTCCTCTCACGGTCCGCGTCTCAATTACAGCAAAAAGGCGATTTCTGACAACCCCCATACTCATGCAGTGATAGTTAACTGTGGGATAGTTTTCATGTAAATCTGTAAGCCATTCCGGCGTTGTCCAGGTCTTCCCGTCATCTCCTGAGCGAACCCATGCAACATGGAGGTTATTTACACCATGGCGGTCTCCAGCCATAAAAGGCGCATAGATGACATTGTCATATACAAACGTTTTATCCTGCGTCCAGGCGTTGTACCACGGTGTATCTGTAATTTTAAATAACTCTCCCTGGATAAAATCTTCAGAAGCATAAAAAAGAGGCTGGCCCGGTATTCTCTCAAATAAAAAACGAGCATTTTTAAATCGACTGACATCCGGAAGAGTTGATACTTTAAAAGTAAGCCCTAATCCGTCAATTTTATAACCTGGAGATGAGGCTTCAAGGCACGCGCTTATTGCAGTGGAATCGTCATTTATACCATCACCAACAGCTCCAAAATCTTTGGGGCTAATAGCATCACGCATTTTATCCTGGAACGTTCGGTACACAGCCCCAGAACCATACTGAATAAACCAACCAAAACCACCAACAACTCCGGCGATTGCAGCATCGACATAATTACGCATTGAGCGATTATTTACAGCGTCCTGCTCAAATGATGGATCTGCAAGGTTAGAAATTTTGTTTTGCTTTGCATCGTAATATTTTGCAAGCAAAGATGGTTTCATCAATGCACGTCTGAACCACCCAAAACATTGCTGGATCAGCATCGTCAGGTAGTCAAAGGCATCTTCATGCACTTCGGGGAAAAATTTTCCCTGATTGCGAAGGTCTGTGTCCTGCACTACATCAAGCACACGATCTATCGTAATTCGCCATCCAGTAGCAAGCGGAGACGGAAGAACCACAGAACCGCCACTATAAGTGCCCGCCCCAGTTACCGTATAACCGGTATCCAGGACCAATTCTGTTACGTTTCCGTTCAGATCAGACACCTGAACAACCAGGTCTGATTTTCTGAAAATTCGAAAAGTATACGGAAACGATGTCGTAACGCCGTTACCGGTGTATTCGTTGTGGTCAACTTCGGTTGAGACCGTCATGTTAAATCTCCAGATAGTCGCAGCACCCGTTGCGCCGCATATCTGGTTATTCTATTACCTGAAAAACCATATATGGATAAAAAGACTATAAATACCAATAGATATTACCTTTCGGGTAATTTGCAAAACGTGCTGGATAGCAAACAAATTATTTGTTACTGTATAAACATACAGTTATTGCATGGAGAAGATAAGATGCAGCAGTATCACTATCCACTGGAAGACGGATTTACCGAAAGGATTCACACGCCGGGAGGCGTCAGGTCACTGGTGGAGGGATCGCACTTGATGAAATTACTCCGGGATCTCGATAAGGATGGATTTAATGTCGATGGCCCACTTGCCGAACTGACTGCACTGATTAACTACGTCACCAGCTCACAGATGTCTATGCAGGATCTGCAAACACATCTCGACTATTGTGCCGAACAATTACGAAAGCAAACCAGATAAAGAAAAGGCCGCAAGAGCGGCCTATCGTTTCGCTTTGTGCTCGTCCCAGCACGTTTTGCACCATGCCATTAAGCCATCCGCATTTTGATTATTAGGGTAAAAACTGGTTCGTTTTCTGCGGACATTACAAATTGGGCACCACTTCATATGGCGTGTATTCTTTGGGCCATCGAGACACCTTGCACACCACTTAGTCAATCCATCTGGATTTTTTGACGATTTCCTGAATTTTTCATATGGAAGGGTTATTCTGCATCGCAAACACTGCTTGCGGGCACTTGAAACTTCGTTAGCTGATTCTTCTTTTGACGGCGATACAGAAGGTATTCTTGCTGGCTCTGATACTGCCTGAGGTGCTTTTTTAGGTGACTGAGACGATGTGTCATCACCAGGGAATCTTCCATGATATGCCGGACGCGTTGACACTCCATGTGGAAGCTCTGCTGTAAATGGCTTTGGCTGAATCAGTTGCCTCTCTTTTGCTAACTCCTGCTGTTTATAATATGTCTGGATTACCGCACTATCATAAGCAGGAGGTGCGGAAATATTAGGCGCATTACCTCCAGTTTTTTGAAACTGAGTAGAGGTGTGTTCTATCACCTGTGTACGATTAATCGTTATCTCCCCATCTTCGGTCTTTATCGTTTTGTTATGATTAACGACCGTACGATCAGAGATCTTAGTCTTGTTCTGGTTGATAACGTAAATAATCACCGCAACCACACCAACAACTATCCAGAAAACTTCCATTGCTTTTCCTCACAATAACATTACCTTAAAGGTAATATCTTGCTTTCAGGTGATCAAGCATTAAACTCCATCAACCAAATACGGTTGATTTTGATATTTATTCGCGCTTATCATTACCTTTGCGGTAAATTTACATCGCACTCCTCTTGTGCCATAGTAATCGGGCACTGGCAAAATCCAGTGCCGGGATTGGTCTCCCGGATTACTAAGTGGCGCATACCACGCCAGACGTGGTTTTTTTATGCGTATAGCACAGTCATGCCAGAATTATGGTGGGCTGAATGGGGGTCCGAAAGGACGCCGGTACCACTTAGGCCGGTAAGACCAACTCCGTTCAGTTCACCACCATCTGATTGGTCTCAGCGGTGGTGATGTAATTCGCTAAGTGGAGACGCCATCATGAACGCTCAACTCATCCCCGTATTCAACGGCACTATATCTAACGAAACAGCCCTACTTTGTAATGCCCGCGATCTGCACGCTTTTTTAGGTGTTAAAAAGGTGTTTGCAGCATGGATTACAAATCGCATATCAGAATACGAATTCATTGAAAATCAAGACTATATTTTGCTTTCCAATTTGGGAAAGCAAACATCTGGTAGAGGCGGCCACAACCGCAAAGAGTACCACCTCACCCTTGATACAGCCAAAGAGCTGGCGATGGTCGAGCGTAACGAAAAAGGTCGCCAGGTGCGACGCTACTTCATTGAATGCGAGAAACGTTTAAGACAACAAGAAACAAAAGTGGAGAAGGTCTTGTCAGGCTTCATGCCCGCCATTATGGAGGCGATCAAGCTGGAAGACAAAAAAGAATACAGTGCCCCGCTGAAGCCCGGCTACCGCAGCCTGATTCATTCTCCGTCTGGTGTTCTCGGCCTGACGGAGAACTCACTGCTGATGAATCTGCTGAACCAGTTACAGGAAGACGGGCACGACGTATCGGGCGCGGCGGCGGAACTGACCACCATGTTCTGCTACATCGTCGGTGTGAGCAAATGCCTGCGTGATATCCAGACGCACGCGGAGTACATCAACGACAAAGCAGGGTTCTTCTGACGGGCGGCGGCACAGGGATGTGCCTTTAAATAATTCTGTACAGATTGCAGACCGGGGGTGAATAGCGTACTATTACCTTAAAGGTAAACCTGTTTTTATTTTATACCTGTAACTTACCGGAGATTAAAGATGACAAAACTTGGATTCGTGATGAGAGGTCCGGTAAGAAGCGGAACTCATGCAAAGCGTAGCAAGAGTCGTATTTTTACTGGTAAGGTTGTAGCACGTAAATCAGCTATTGGCTCGTTCAATAGTGAAAATGCGGCATTGCGCCATATTTTTATCAGCACAAAGCCAAGAGCATCCGCTGATGTGCATACAATGTCTATTCCTATCACAAAGAATATCAAGCGGATAAAAAAGCTCTCATCTGCAGAATCAAAAGAGATATCTTTCCGCCAGCTTAACTCATTAGAAACGCATATGAAGGAAGAGGAATTCGATGTTTTTGAGTGAGTATAGCGGGAAGGTTATACCTACTGGTGAGTTTAAAACTGATGACTTTCTGATTTCGCTAAAAGATGCTTTTAAACAACACTGGCGTCATGGTCATCATCCTGATCTGGGAAAAGATACTCTTTTTGAAAGACCAGACGAAGTATTAGGCTTCCATCTCAGAAAGGTTCATGTCAATATTGGTGAATATGCATCATATTCATACTCATGTACTGAACAGTGTTGGGATGAGTGGTCATATGGATTGATTGATGAACAAGGAAATTACAGGCCAAAACCAACCAGTAACGCATATCTCATATATGCAGTCAATGAAATAAGAGATGCAGCCTTACTAGCTTATTGGGACCCGCCCGCACACACCAAAGCTAACGCAAAAGTTTGGATGGATTCCGTATTGAATTTCACAAAATTATTTCATGAACGAACGAATACAGCTCCACTTAGTAGAAATGTTTATCCGTGGGATTATTCGTACAAATCCAAAAAGCCTGCATAGTAGTTTTTTATGGACGAAACAAAAGTCAGTGCTACACTCATTGACGCCACATTGAGGTGGCTTATAGATGGAAATTTCACAATGAAAAAAGCATTTGCTGCACTGTTCGTTTTGTTGTCTCTGGTAGCTTCAACTCAGGCCTTTGCCGGTCGTTGTCAGCACGACAGCGACACTGCTGCTGACGGCTCCCGCTGCGGTGGGCGTTCTGCGGATTCCCGCCCGGGCGGCGGTGGCATTCGTTAAAAACAAGGCCGCGAAAGCGGCCTGTTTGATCACTGTGCAGTTTTCGCTGATCGATTTTCAGCTCTAAATTCAAGAACCGTTTCAATATTTCTTTCCTTCAGCATATCAATAACATTTTTATTCATTTGACTATCACTGGTTAATAACTGGTAAACGTCGCTTCTCTCTTTATCAGAGTTTTCTTTAACAGCTGCTTTGCATGCCAAATGCTTATTGAAATTTTCTACATCGCTAGTACAGGAATTTACGGCTGCTGATGAAATATCAGACGCTGAAGAAACACCATCATCCAAACGTTTTATAGCATTTTCTATACATGAGTTAAGGGAATAAACGACAACTGAGCGATACCCTTCAGACGCACACCATTCTAAATTTCTTGAAGGATCGAGTGGTTTTACTTCGCTGGATTGAATTAACTTGTCAAAAACTGACTTATATTCAATCTGTTTTTTATCTATAGCCCATACTTCAGTAGCTGATTTATAATTCCCCGTATGCCTATTAACATCAAATCCATGTTTTATAAGCAAATCTGCCCATGAAAGATTTATTGATTCATTGTTATGAGGCCATTTTCCTGTCAGAACCGCCCCCATAGACCCCATATATCCGCCATATGATGGTATAGCACCATGGCTCAGTAACTTCTCAGCAACCACAGGGCAATTAATTACATAAGAGGCGTAAAGCCCATTCCATAAAGCCCCTCTATAGTAATCGCCACGATTAGGTTCTTTTAAGTCGATAGCCTTTGATAATTGTTCACACGTTTTGCATGCATCAAAGTTATCCTTATTGCATTGCAATGAACTGGCAGCTGTAGGATTTACAGAGACTATTGAAAGCACTATGCCAAAAAACAAATTTATTTTTTTCATCCTATTTCATCTGCTCTTCAACTTTATTTAGTAATGGTGATATCGCCCACAGGTTCTGAAAAGGTAGCATTTTACGGACCGCGTGGGTTTGCTGGCTGTCAAATTCTCCGTTAAGTACACCATTCGCAACCGTCGCGGCATCACCGCCAAGATCAAAGGTAGGACCAAGTAAAGCACCAATAGCATTACGACTCTGAAACCTTGATACCGGAGGCGCACCAAACATCGCGCCAAGACCAAACCTACCACCGCTTATGTTCTCAACGGTATTCAGCGGCTCAGAGAGCCAGCCAAGCATTCCGCCCCGGTCGATCCCCTCTTTCACAAGGTTATTCCAGCTGTAGTCAATATCGCGACCGCTTAACTTCTGTTTCATCATATAGACCATTGAGCCAAGCGCAATCGTGCCAAGCGCACCAAGATAGAATGCAGCATCGCCCTGCTGGATACCAGATACCAGCACCCTGTTATGCTGTGCGAAGATAAACGTTTTGAACTGCGTGATCATCTTCCAGCCTTCTTTACTAAAAAACAGCGGTGTATCACCTACGCCAGGCGTTACAATCACTGAGTCTACATCTTTCAGCACTGCAGACTGGAAAATCTCTCTAGCGAAACGGTCATCCCACAGATGACTATGCCCGGTTAACAGCCCGTCCATATCCTCTCCGTGCTTCCCGAATTGCTCCCCGATTCGGCGCAGAACATCTTCATTGATGCCGACCTGTGCCATCTTCCGCATTTCACTTTTGGAGAGCGTGCCACCAGCAGAAACTTGGCGAGCCGCGTCAAGTATCCTCGACTGCACTATCATCCCAGACCATGATTTAAGTGCGCTGTTCCACTGATTCATCAGCGTCCAGTTACCGAATTTCTGCGTCATCCAGTTCAGGCCTCGCTCAGCGGCGCTTCTCCGGCTATATGGGTCAGTAAGATCCGCTATAGCCTTTGTACGCGTAGACAGGACATAATCAAGCCCAACGGCCATTTCTCGCAAATCCCTGGTTGCAATCTTCACTGAGTCCATATTTTTAAGCATGCTTACCATTGGTCCGAGAGATTTTCTCAGGCCATGCTGCATCATCGGTCGCATCAGATCAGTTGCAGCGGAGACGGTCATTCCACCAAGCAAACGGAGGAAGTTAATATTCCTAGCAACTCGCCCGGCACGAACAAAGAAACTGCGTGGATCTTGAGGTGCACCGTAAGTACCAAGCAGTCGATCACGCATAGCCGTAATATCCCTAATATCAGCCGCCCGTTGCTTCTCAAGAACTGCACGTCGTTTAGGTGTTTTAGCCTCTTTTATTAGCCGGGTATATTCCTCACTAACCTGACGGATTTGCTCCCCCATATCTTTACGGCCAAACTGCGCAGTCAGCTCAATTTCTGGTGCCACCTGCCGGAGATAACTTTCCATGATGTAGTTAACATCTGATTCAAGAAAATCTTCTATACGCTCATCAGGAATAAGCAGCGTTCTGCTTTTAGTGAAACCAGCCCGACCAACGAGTCTCTCTGGGATAATATCGGCTGGTACAAGCCCGGAAGGTGCGCCTATTATTTTATTCACGATCTCGTCAGCAGCGTCCTCTGCTTCCTCTCGGGATAGAGGCTCCATCTGCTTCAGTGCTCGTTCGCGGCTTGCATTCAGCCTTGTGGTTGAATTTGCCCGTTTTTGCAGTCGGCGAAGCTCAGAACGATATTTCCGTGGATTATCCAACAACTCCATATGGCGCTGATAGACAGGAAGCTCACTCTTTGCCTGCGCTATATCATCAAGGCGTGTTTTAAGGTCAGAGCTTTCTTTCATCATTCTTGCCTGAAGTTTTTCTGATGAAGTCTCGGCCAACTCTTTTTCTATTCTTGTAAGACGCGCCTGTGTGTCAGTCTCCTGAGATATAAGCTTATTTCGTTTATCCAGTTCTTCCATGAGTAGAATTTTTTTACCAGACCATTTCTCCGCTTCAGCGATTTCACTAGCGAGAGCATCAGCGCGCGGTGCCGATTCCTCTGCAGTTTTTAGCAATGAATTTATCCTTTCAATTCGCTGACCTGCTTTGTCAGCACCTTTGGCACTAATCCCTTGTATCCAGTTGGCAATTCGCCCTCTGAATTCAGTGCGGTCGGAAAGTATCTTATCGAACTTATAAATGCGGGGAAGATAACTTTTCGCCGTCACGACATCGATATCCTTAGGAAGGATCCCCAGTTCCTGCATACGGGCTTTTGTGGTCTCGAAAATGGGGCGGATTCTGGCGGCTGCTTGTGAAACCTCAGGAATATCACTCTGATCACCACGGCGCATAGCCATGCCAACAGCTTCATTGAAATCAATAAAGTTCATCCTCTTCACGCCGCGGGCGCTAACAGATTTGCTGTACTGCTGGTAAGCATCACGAGTGGCTTCCATCTGCTTATAAAGCATGGCGTCGTATTGCTTAATCTTAGTCTCGACTGCCGTAAACGTAGCCAACCCCTCATCATTTTTGGCGAAGAAATAGTTATTTTCGGCAAGCTGCTGGTTAATCTGACGGGAGACAAGAGATGGTGATTGCGCCAAGCGGCCAGCAGGAGTGACACTCAACGTTTTGTTAGCAAGTCCAAGTCCAGCGAGCTGTTCCTGATCGAGTGTGGTATTGAAAACCTGAGCTGCACCAATGCTTTGAGGAGAATCCATACCTCGCAAATGATTACCTACTGAGTTAACCACTGCCTCGCGCGCGCCAGGTCCAGCAAGTAGCTGTGCACCAGCACCAAGGATCCCACCAACGAGAGCATCAACAACAACGTTCGATACGCTCTCCATCGCTGAGCGAGCTTCCTGAGTGGCCTGTAATGCGGCCTCTGAAGCAACACTGCCAGCAGCATTCGCCAGGGCAAAACGCCCGGCTGTTTCTGCAATACGACCGCCACGAACGACAGCGCCGAACGGAATAAACATAGAAATCGCATTGAATGGATCTGCTAATCTCATTGCTACAGAAGAGACTGTACCAGCAAATCCCAAGCCTGAATTGTATTCCATGTCAGCTCTCTGCTGATCGATTCGATGTTTAATTGCCATTGTTTCTTCAGGCGAACCGGAGTTGATAAACGAATCTGCAAAATCTTCATAGCCTTTAATATCTGCTGCATCGTTATCAAATGGGTTATATCCTTCAACCCTGTCAAACTGACTGAAAGGAGCACTGGCAATAAAGCTACCCAGCGTGTTATCTATACGAAATGCTGCTTGTCTAGACCTTTGAACGCGTTGATCACTGGTAAATGGGTTCACAGCAGAAAGCAAAGAAGGTGTTTCCATATAGAAATTACTGTCATCAGGTGCTGCTATTTGCTGAATATCCTCGCCAAGCAACTCTTTAGGATCCTGTTCATATATCGGCATTATTTGCCCCCTGCGTATATATTGCTCGGAAGGTAATTGGCTGAACCATAACCGAATGGTTTGGTCAGATCTGGAGGAGTATATCCATCTTTATTGCTGAACTGCGGCAGCGGATTGCCTTCTCTCCGCACTCTAGCCTCATCAACACGCTGTTGCTGGAACTGAATGGTTTGCCTGTACATTGGAGATGTCAGCTGATCCGGCTTGAAACGAACAGGGAGACCATTTTCTCCAATATAATTTCTCGGTTCTATCGCTCCGTTTGCGTCAGGCTGTAAAACCATAACAGCATAACTCCTATCCCTTGCCGTAAGGCCATCAGAAACAAGTATTAAGTCCGTATCACTGCGAGGACCGCCAAAGGATTTTGATTTAAGCTCGCGTTTTTCCTGCTCCCACTGCCCCTGTATCCAGTTACCAGCACCATTATTTACTCCGTACAATGCCTCAGGTGCATACTTCATAACCTCTGCTTTGCCATTAACCGTAGAAACTCCCCAGGTGGTTCTGATCATGGCATTGGTCATTTTCTCAGCCTGTTCTGCATCGCCACCTGTCTGTACAAAGTTAGCATCGTAAATTGTCTGGTAATCTCGCTGATAGGCCGCATTTGATTTTCCTGGATCGGTAATATCCGGAGACCACGAACCAAAGGAAGTCAGACTGCTGGCGTTATTTTGTGCAGCAGTTGCCCTCGCCGCGACATATTTTTTGTCTCGCATGGCAGTGGAAAGCATCTGTTTCATTCGGTCATCCTGTTGGAACACCTGGCTGTAAGCCATATCAACAGCCTTATCCTCCGGCACGCCAGCGCGGGAATAATCGTAAACCTTGCCGTAAAATGCCATCGTACTTTTATCAAGTGTTGCCGCTGCCGCCGGATTATTATCGAATAACTGACCGTAGAATTTTGCCATCGGGACAACCAGCGCAGGATCTCTTGATGTTGCTCCACTGTTAAGCATTGTTTTAACCTGAGTTGGTATCATGCCGCTTTTAGTTGTGACGGTGACCAGTGTATTGATGCTCTGCGGATCAGATATGGAAAACGAAGGCGCGATATCCTGCGCGAAATAACGGTCTACCGCTGCCTGATTGTTTTTGTCGTTCGGGTCCAGCGGGAAGTTATTTTGCATTGAAGACACGAACCTGTTTCTTCCCTGCTGAATCTCCCACTCCCTATCCATCTCTTTAAATTTGGCCTGCATTTTCTCCCAGCGTTGCTGGTTAGCTGCAAATCCAGGAGCGTTTGGATCCTGTGGACGTAAACGTTCAAGAATGTCTTGTCGTCCTTCTGGAGTGAGGTCTTTAGCGGCACCAATGACACCTCCATATTGTATCTGCGCCTGCATATCCTTCCACTTCATAGCGCCAATGCGCGGACCATTGGCCCGGATAAAATCGTCCTCAGAAGGTAACTGCTCAGGTTTCAATCCTTCATCAAGGGCTGAATATGCATCTTTAACTACGGTGCTAAGCTGGTCCGCATACTGCTGGCGGTACTGATTTCTCAGCTCATTAGCCTGCCTCAATGCCTGTATTTGCATTTGAGGGCTCATAGCATCAAATGCCGCATTGCCCGTATAACGCTTAGGTGAATCAAGGTTAGTTAGACCAAGGGCTGCCGAGATACCAGTTTCAAGCTGTTCGGTGCTATAAGGCATACTGCCATTTTCGTGTTTAATAATCCCAGCACATAAAGCAGCTAGTGTCTTTGGGTTAGAGATATCAAGCTGATCATTCTCCCCAACACCAAGCTCACCACACAATGCCCTAATATAAGCATCAGTATTATTACCATCACTAGCCGGAGCATAGCGATTAACAATCTCGCTAACGGTGTCATAGCCTTGACGCTGGTAAGACAACATATTTTTACCCAACGCGCGGATTCCATGCTCAGGGGTAGCAAACGTTGCAAAACGTCCATCGCTACCGATCTGACCTTCCCACGGGTTAGATTTGCTCGCTTCAATATTACCAGGGTTATTATTACGTAAACCACGAGCATCCAATGAATTACCATGTGATATTGCACGACTCACACCATCAAGATCCCCTGGCTCTCCATTAACCTGAAGAAACTCGTTGTATTTTTGAGCGATATTTCCTATCCATGCTTGCTGCCCCATTTGTTCCTTGAGCTGAGTTTTCTGCTGAACACGCCACCCATCAGGAAGCCCATGCGCATCAGCGTATTGATCAATAGATTCAAATCGCTGCTTGGCTAAATCGACAAATGCTTGGTTATCGCTATATAGCCCCGCAGACTGAGTGACAGCCAATGCATTTCCTGACAAATACGTTTGATCTTGGAATTGCTGAAACTGCCCAACTTCATATCGACGTGCCTGATTGTAATAAGACTGCATAGACTGCTGGAGTTGAAAGGATAATTTATTCCTTTCCTCACTTTCAGGAATTGAGCCTAATAATGCCTGAGCCCTTTCCTGCATATTTTTCATAACAGCGTCACTCTGACCAAGAGCGTTTTTACCCTGTTTAGAAATCAGCCCATTTTCAGGGTTGTTAATCTGGTCATCTGCAAATTGGTTAAATTGCAGTAACGCCTCCTGGGCCATAGCAACATTCGCTTTCTGCCTGGCTTCACCATATGCCACCGCATACTGATCTGCGACATTCGCCAGCACCTGACCTGCTTGAGGAACATCGAAGGTCTGAAAACCACCGGTTTGCACACCACGACTTTGCACCTGGCGTCCGGATGTAGTAGGAACAACAGGCATCAATAACCTCCTATTTTGAATCGGGAGTCAGAATTCATAAAACCTGAGTTAGATAACATTGGCGTGTTTCCTTGCTTACTAATCGGATTGATACTTCCGCTACCCAACTTATATGCACCGTATGCTTTTAGTGGTGCCGTTAACAAAGTGCTGGTCATCGATGATTTAGCAGCCGACTGAGCAGCAGCCCCCTGTGCCTGAGCATTCATTCCCTGAACCTGATACCCATATGCCTCACGCTGAGCATTATTCACTGTCGTTAACGCATCAAGAGTGCCGAACTGAGCATTATCCGCAAAAACGTCAAGAGCTGTTCCGCTACTTAATTCCGCACCGGTAGCCCCCATAGTGGCCGCCGCAGTGCCTGAGCGTTGACGCATTTCACGACGACGCTGATCCGCTTCAATATTCCCACGATTGATTGAATCCTGTGCCTGAGCTTCAGCAATTTCAGCATTCCGATCAGCTATGGCTGACTGGTATTTTGCCTGCTTGCTCTGGCTGTACATTGACGCGGCTGTGGATGCCACTGTGACGGCAACCAAAGCGATGGCTGGGTTACACATTATTTTCTCTCCATGTGAAATCTGTGGAAATTAAGACCAAGAGCACCATAAGGAGCGGCTTCTTCAAGCCTGAATCCAAGCCAGTGCAGCCATGCTTTGGCAACATGGTTTCGCTCGTCGACATAGTTTTCCAGGCGCGGATAAACTGCCAGCATCTGCTGCAATACAGGGCGGCAGTGGCGAAGAAATGTCTTCTGATATTTTTCGATGCGGCTGGTTCCGACCAGCCAGGGCGTACCATTGCCACCGATCATTGACGCCGGAGATACGCCAAACATGGTTACCAGTTCTCCGTTCGCAAATCCTGACCAGGCCATAGTCGCAGTACGCAGACCAACACGCAGCGCATCTTCGGTAGTCATCAGTGATACCGCATACAGTTCGTCAATATCAGCCTGACGAACATCCGGCAAAATCATCTGAAGATGCTCTTCGGTTGCGGGAATAATTTGAACATCGATCATCAGAACCCACCAACAGTAAGGCGAGGAATAACGGCAAGAACAGACAGCGGCAACGGATCAAGCTGACGGATTTTTACACGTCCGTTTTTGCCCCAGTTACTGTCCAGTTTCACTTCTACTTTTCCGGTAGCATCATCAACAGGATCATCGTAGAACTCGAATTCACGCTGTGGATATTCGTACCATTTACCGCCGGGCGTAGTCGCCCAGATGCCGCGACTGGCATTCACAACCAGAGTAACGGACGGGATCACCTGTTTTTTGTCCAGCAGCGTTTCCTGTCCGTTAATGTTGATATCCAGTGTTTCGAATTCAGCAGTTATTGGCAGGCCGATGTGCACTACAGCCCCCGGAGATTCCAGCGTGACGGCACCTCCGGAAACCACTTTCTGTGGTTCCACGTTCGCATCAGAGAGAATGTTTACGGTCTGGCCTTCAAGATGAGACAGGCCTCCAAATGTCCGGCGCGCCATCTGCCAGTTCGTGGTGGCCACATTCCTGATGGATGGCGGGACGTTCCTGTTAGCACGAACCACTACAGCGGTATTGCTGGTTACAGAAATAATGTCGCAACGTAATTCTTTTGACACCTCATCGCCAGTATCAGGATCAGTTCCGGTATAAGGGAACTGTAGTTGCGCGCCGACATCACTACTGGTGAAGTACGCACCACCAGAAACACTGATTGTATATTCCGCGCGGTGATCCCATTCGCCAGAACCACCAGTGATGGTCATCGTTCTGTCAGACGTATTTCTTCCATCATAGCTAAGGCCAGAATCAACAAAGAAAGCATCTTCATCGCTGGTAAATAAACGGCTGGACAGTCGCTCGATGTATCTCACTGTTTGCCCGTTAACGGTTCGGTTAACGACGAAATACACCGCATCTTCATTGCCTTCGCTGATACTGCATGTGCTTTCATATTTTCCGGTACTGGATTGTGGTGCCCATGCAAAAACCTGCTGATCACGCAAATAGGTCATCACCAGTAATTTACCGTCATCACGAATGCAGAAGGCGCTGGAGTAAGGGACTATCGAGAAGCACCAGTCAACAATGCTGTGCTTCTGAAAAAGATGATTGGCAAGGATGGTCAGGTCGTTCCCCTGATAGCCGTCAACATCGAATGAGTAGGCCAGATCACGGACAACACTGCCTTTCTCCTGGACGAACAGAGCAATATTCGCCACGGCAATTGGCGGGACGTTGCTTGAGCCATTTGATCCCTGAGAGCTGAATGCAAATGATGATGGGGTTAACACTTTGTTCTGGTCGCCGGTGATGACGTACTCACCTCCGGAAGTCAGCGCCACCAGAGAACCAACATCAATCAGGTGGCGGATCTCATTAACCTGACGCCCGGCATAGGTGTAGATAATTCTGTCGTCATCCTGCGTAGGATTGCTTTTGCCAAAATCCTTATAATCCCCGGTACGGCTGGCCCAGATAGTCTGAGGGAACGCAGTCGATGCGGCGAAGTAAAGACGTTGTTGATAATAAACAACAGTGCCAGGATAACCATTAACACTGTTCCAGGCATATTTAGCCCATTTATAGCTGGCATTATCCTCGCCAACTACCTGCGAAGGGATATAGGAAATCACCTCGGCAGTTGCAGTAGTTCCATTTGCAGCAGAGATACGGGCAATGCCAAAACCACTGTGCAGATACTCCCACTCAATGCCGGTATCATCATCACCGGATCCGCCCCAGCCATCCCATGATGTGCCTTCTGTATGCGAAGGGCGCAAAGTGCCTGTTTTGCCTACTGTAACGGCGCGATAGTAGTTACTGTCTGCACGGCGAATATCGCCAATTGACGTACTCTTACTGGTTTCCCATACCGGCACAGAATCCACTGCAGGCTGTTCCAGATAGAACAATTTGCCTACCTGCTCCGCGCCAAAAATAGAGGCGCTTGCCGTTAACGTAATTGTCCCGGTGCTGGCGCTGGCATAAACCGTCACTGACTCGTCAATATTGATATCTTCAAATGGTCCGTTCTTCGTTACCACATCAACCAGTTGCCAGTTGTCATGCGCATAGCGACGCAACTCTTTCGGCGGGTATGCCGGATGAACAAGCGTAAGCACGTCTGCGCTTTGCGTGAATTTAATTCGGAACAGATCGGCTTCAGTATATGGCGTGGAAATTTCATAAATAACATTGCTGCTGTTCAGCACCAACGCACCATCTTTGATAACGCGCATGTACTGGTGTCCGAACTCCAGAGCATAAGTCTGAACCGTCGAGAACTGGAACGGGATCAGGCGGCATTTCCGATTTGGATATTTGGCGGCACCGACAAAACGCGTACCAGGTCGATTCTCAACTCCGCCATACTGCCGCACGATAAAGTTATCGCACTTGCGCAATGCCACCTGGTACTTCGCCATGTCAATACGACCGTACAACGACGGTCCAATCTCACCACCGGCAAAGCTGGGCTGGATCCAACTGATAGCCATCAGGACAACCTCGCAATGGTAAACTCGTCAACCGGTGGCAGTGGTTCCTGTGATTCATTCTGGCTATGCGAGCCAGCACTAAGAATCACGCGATTGTACATATTGAGGGCAAACGTACCGAGGTCTGCATTCCCAGTCAGCGCCATGTTAATAGCTGCCGCAAGACGCCAGGCCAACGCCTCCATAAAAATGGCATCAAACATGTTCACATCTGTAACGCGAGATACATACTTGAGCCATGCCTGCGGCTGGTCTGTGTAGATCAACTTTCCTGTTCCGTTGGTGTCTGCACCAACTTCGTACTGAACGCGCATTGCTGCTGTTGGATTGCGTACACCAGGAAGCATAATTTCAGTAATGCGCAGACAATCGGACGGGTACTGGTACGCATATTCCCAGTCAGGCGGTGGATTGTTCGTATCTGCAAGCGCCACGCGTTTGGTAGCAAAGTTCCAGTCAAAATCAGAAAGCACAGCATCACGGCAGGCCTCAAAGTGCAGCGAACATTCCCCCGCTTCCTTGCTGGCTTCCGTCAGGCTGTTAATACTGCGGCTGTTGCCAATATTGGACAGCGCACGATTGCAGATCTCTACTACAGAGGCCATAAGTTTCTATACTCCTGCAATAAAGGGGCCGAAGCCCCTTGTCTGATTCGCGAGGCTTACACGCCCAGTTCTTTACGCTTATCTGCGATCTTCTCGCGTAGCGTTTCGGCTTTGGCGTTATGGTGTGGCTTCTCGTTAAAGAGCAATTCGTACTCTTCACGGAGCTTATCCAGTTCACCATCATCTGACATATCGTTGATGATTTTGGTGCTGGTTGCTGCCATTGACACCTTTCCTGCAACTTTTGCTTTTGCCTGTCTGGCTGCATCGTTAACAGGTTCCAGTGCGCTACCAGGCTCACCTTCGTATTCGATTTCTGCCCCCTCCGGCCACAGAGTGTTATGGATATGAGAGAGGCGCAGAACGCGGTATCTTGGTTTCTCACCTGACATCGATATCACCTTAACCAGTTACTTTTGAGCGGATCGGGTACGGCGTATTGGCATCAACATCCAGACTGATACCCGCAGTGAATTTGCCAGCCGTTAGTGGGCCAGTTGCGACGGAGTAGTTAACACGCAGATATCGCTGAACACCGGCAGGCACCTTTGCAGAAACAACTCGTTTACCTGCTGTCAGGGCGGTCTTTGCCAGTGCGCCACTATCATAAATAGTGGTCCATGAGCTGTTATTCTCACTCGTCTGCAACTGGATGTTTACAGTTGCATCACCGCTTGCCGCGGCGGCTGCGTTAACCAGCGCCCAAAACTCAAGCGGGTAACCCACGCCGATATCACGACGTTTTCCGTCAATTGGACCGAGGTCGATTACGTCAGTAGAAGCCGCGGTATTCGTAACCGCCTGAGCTTCGGAGAACATCAACAGTTTGTCGGTGATCATCTTCTTTCTCCATTAGTGGGTCTGTTACGACCCACAGGTTAATAACAGGCGTTACACCACGCGGGCTTCTGTTTCCAGAAGCGCATCAGTTTCACGGATTGGTACACCACGGAATGAAGTCCACCACTCGCCTTCAGTCTCTTTTACGCTGATAGCCAGAGATGTTTTCTCCAGAGATTGCAGATCAAGAGCCTGGCCTACAGTGCGGTTCATGTAGAACACCGGGCGGCCCATGCCACGGTTTGGAATGCGATGCAGTGCCTTAACCATCAACTTGGCAATATTTGCGGCAGAGGATGGTTCTGAAAGATTGCTGACATCGATGTTTGCAATGCGAACAACATAACGCCAGTCACGCAGAGCAAGTCCGTTGTCCCATTTGTAATGGGTGCGATAACCTTCGTACTTGCCGCCATTAGCATCTTCCAGTGTCACCTGGCCTTTATCTTCCATCTGGATGCCAGCCTTCTTCCCTTTCGGGAAGATGCCATGCACGGTGTTTTCGCCCCACACCACTAACCAGATTGAGGTGTTATCTGTACCCGTGCCACCAGCATCAATGATGTTCTGAGCATTACCCGCAGACAGGCTGGAATAGCGGGAGGACAGTCCCATAAACTGCTGAGGGTTAACGCTGGAATCACCATAAAACAGCGTCTGCGCCATCTGCTGATTCATCGCTTCAATAAATGCGCGGTCTTCAGACAGGCGGAATTCGGCGGTATTGCCGTTCAGATCAGCCAGTGACTTATCGACTTCCGCATAGGTTTCCAGCATGCCAACGGAATCGGTTACCTGCACTGTGGTTGATTTGCTTGGCTGTACGCCATAGTTCAGCAAACGCCAGGTAGCTGAAGGTAAACCAGAACGAATGGTGGTTCGGTGTCCGGTAGGAAGGTTCCCTTCGACAAAAGGCATATCCTGAAGGATCGGGTTAGTTTGACCGAGAAGCTCGATAATCTTATCGACTTTCCCGTTTGGATCGACGCGCTTACCCCAGTCAGCCAGCGTTAGCGCAGTTAAGCCTTTAACAGCCATTGTCATTTCCTCTCTTATTTGCCATAGAGCACTTCGGCCGCACTACGCTGGCCTTCATTACCACCGGTGACCATGCCATCTTCAGACATCGCCTTTCCGATTTTCACGAACGTTTTGACCAGATCAGGGTGATTACCCAGCCCGGTGGTGTTCAGATATTCTTTGAGTTCAGGTGTCCCGAACTGGTCAAGCGCACGCTGTGCGGCGCTAAGGTTAGAAATCAACTTGTCGCCACCGATTTCTTTGTCGGCTTTTACATCCGCTGCCCACTGCTCGGTTGTTTTCTGCCAGGCTTCTGCCTGGCGCTGCTGAACACCTGCCAGAATCTTCGGATAAGCATCAACCAGCTTTTGCGCTTGCTCGTTGGTCAGGTTTAGTTCTCGCGCCACCGGCTCGAATTCCTTCAACGCTTCTGTATCCAGCTCTACGCCTTCGGCAGCCTGAAACTCGTACTTTTCAGGCGCACCCTCTGGTTTATCGCCGTCCTTTTTTTCACCCTGCTTATCGTTTTCAGATTTTTTTTCATCATCAGGTTTATCGACATCAGCAACAGGTTGTGGCTTATCACCTTCCTGTTGTGATGGATCACCAACTGGAGCAGGGTTATCACCTGTAGGCGCTGACGGTTCTGACGCAGCCGGAGCTGCTCCACCATCGACTGGTTGCTCATTGCAAAGACGGCGATACAGCAAACGCTCAAATAAATTCATGATCACTCCTGTTCACTGGCCTCTTTGGCCATCTTCAAATACTGTTCAGGGCAATGCGCCATAACGCGCTGAAACAGTTCCAGCGCCAGATTGCGTTGCCCCTCATTAAATGCCATTGCCATAGCGTCCATCGGTGAGATAGCGGAAAACACACGGCCTTTCTCCAGCACCGACCAGACAACGCGACGCCCCTGTTCACTGCTCATGACAAAGCAAATGTCATCAATTTCACGCTGTGCCATGTCACGTTGCTTACGGGCGTTTTCTTCTTTCAGTTGATCGTCTTCGTAATCTGTCATTGTGATTGCCCACCCTGACCACTAACTGCATTCGCCATAGCTGACAAAACACTCGGATCCGAAGTTTTAGCTTCGCTTAGCGTCTTGGCACCCTGTGCCGCCGCCATCCCCATCGCCATCATTTGTTGCTGCTGTTGTTGCTGTGCCCGTTGCTGGCGAGCCTGCTCAACCTGTTCCTGCGGAACAATGACGGTTGGAGACACTCCGGACATATCAGCGAATGCATCGATCGCCTGATCAACGTTGAGTTTGTCGAGAGCTTCTGGTTTCGCTTGCGCAAGTTGACCAATGAAGTTAACCGTGGACGCCAGACTGGACAGGCCGATAGACTTCTGCGCCTGAGCCATGACGGAAATGTATTCGACCTTCAGGGGCATGCCTTCCATCGCGTCAGGCGGTGGCGGCAGCATGTTTTTACGCACCATCATCGAGAAAGAGCGGTCAATGAGAGGATTAAGACATTCGTCGTTCAGACGCTCCAGAACCGGCCCCAACATCAGAAGTTTTTCTTCTTTCATTTCGATCACCGCTTCAACAGGCATCGAGCGGGTATTGATGTTCTGCAACATCATGAACAGATCGACAAAGTAGGCGCTGTTAATGATTTGACGAGTGTCCTGAATGTCTGCCACCAAATCTGCTGTACTGGGGTTAACCAGATAAGCAGGCCTGAAACCATCCTGACCAGTAATCTGATCGATATACGTGATGTCGCCAGGAAGAAGGGAGGCGCGCTGATTCTTGAGGGAAGTCGGAGCAACCATCGGCGGATTGGTGGCTTTATCAATCAACTGCGACTTGCGCTTCTGGAGAAGCTGCAATGCCTTAACAGGTCCAAGCGCCAGCATACCCGGGCATGATGATCCATAAACATCTTCGCCGTTAACTTCCCAGCGCGGAGCCATAATTGGAAACTCATCGAATCCGGACTCACGCAACAACTTGTCGTTATCGCCACCAACCTCGTAATAAACCGATTTGAATGGCTTGTTCTTGCTATCCAGCTTCGATGTATCGCGGTCAATGTTCGGGTAAACCGAATGCATCACTTCAATCCACTTCTCGTAGGTTCCGCTTTCCCACATGCTTTTTACGGATTCGCTGACGTTATTTAGCCCGAACTCCTGAACAAGCTGACGAACAGTCATAGAGAACTTGCGAAAACAGGTGTCCACACTGCCACGAGGTGAGTTAGCCAGGTAGTAACTGCCTATCGGGAATGGCATTGTGCGAATGATGTCCTCGTCATCCTCCAGCACTGCCATTGCACCAGTGCTGTATGTGCCGAGGCTTCCGTATAACTGCGGCAGCGACTGATAGAGATTCGACTTATTGAACATATCGTTCATGCGGTTCTGCACCGCCTCAAGCCACAACTTAACAGGGCCATAATCCATCATTTCAGGATCTGGCGTAGCCAGGCGAAACCACGGACGCGCGGGGCTTGTGATGCCTGACATCATGCCGCTGGCGAGAGTGCGCGCCGCCATAGTCCCGGTCGAATCAATAATGCGTGTATTGCGTCGATCGTTACGGTTAACCTCAGAAGTCAGAAAGCGGGAACCACGCGGGTTGATGTAATCACTCAACTCGCGCCAGTGCGGCTCGAACGACTGACGCTCGCTTTCAAGTTGTGCGAACTGTTTGTTCAATCGCTCTTTAGTTGTTTCCGCCATTTCAATGACTCCGGTTACTGACCAAGCAGCGTTTTACCGCTGGTATTAGCAGTTGATGTGTCGCCCTGAGAACCGGTAAGCAGCGTAGAACTACGACCAGCAGCAGCGCGACGGCGACGAGTTTCTTCGTCGCGGGCATCAACAACGGCGGCATCCTGCTCCTGTGGTGCTGCCTGAACTTCTGGTGTTGCAGGCACTGATGGTGAGCTACCCATGCACATATCAATGACTCCGTACGCAATTAAATTATTACCAATTTAACCACATATGATTTATTTATCGTAGACAGTTGACATTTAATGCGCGAATTATTACCTTTCAGGTAACCAAAGAGTTCATTCCGGTTACTAACCTGACTGGCTTGTCGTTAAATTGAACAGGTGGAGTGAGCTTTTATTTTGAGCAGTACGGCGTATGGCACATGCGCCGATAGCGGTCTGGATGCGTTTAAGGGGCACCCTCCCTGGCTGTGGCAAACGAACCAGGTAGCCGGAATGTGCAAGTCGAGCGGTTTTATTCCGCGCACGGGGATTCACCATCCCGGCGATTCGGTGTGACGCCTCGGAAGAGACGAGGGTACAACGATGAGAGCATTTATGGAGCCGCGACAAAGTGTGGCGCCTTAACAGGCTAAGTGCTCTCAGCGTTGTGGCATTAGCTCAGTTGGACAGAGCAACCGCCTTCTAAGCGGTTGGTCGCAGGTTCGAATCCTGCATGCCACGCCAGAATCACGCCTAAGGACCGTGATGCCAGAAGTTCCAGGGGCTTGGCGGTGATGGTTTCCCTTGAAGGACTATCACCGCCCTTTTTACAGCAGGGCGCCATTGCGATGGCTTCATGCTGTAAACCAGTACAGCCACGGAAGGCATAACTCATTGCTTCCAGTTCGCCCGGTTCGCCGGGCATTTTTTTAAGGTGAGATCATGAAAACAGCCGACATGCTAGCTAAATATCTAAATGAATGGCCGTGCAAATATGTACGCATTGTTCAGGGTGATGATTCAATTTTTTATGGTGTTTTTGCAGGAAATGAAATGCTTTGTGAAGCAATTCCAGGTGAGCGACTTGCCGGGTTAACGCTTAGCGATGACCATGGAATAGGAGTTACTTGCCATGACTGGATTTCAGCGCAGAAAACTGAAATGGAAAAAGGCAATGTGTTTGATATTTCTCGCGCTGTATACGCCAAAGAAAAAAGTGATGATGATTACATGCGCGAAAACTTATACAACATGAAGTTACAATGCCTGGCTGAAGTGCTTAGTAAAAGATCTTTACTTGATGTGGTTGGTGCTGAGCAGGACGCCAAGGCAATCAACGCCGCATTCGATAAAATAACCTTCTAACGCCGTGACATGTCACAAACAGCCAGCCGATGAGCTGGCTTTGTTTTATCCTCATCAGAGGATATCAACGACATTATCCCCACCAGCGGATTAAGCATATGGATCGTAATCTGTGATGGCCTTGCCTTGCTGGTTCTGCTGCCCGGGAATTCGCAGACGCTTCGACACAGGGAACGCAAACGTCAGCAGTAGCGCATCGCCTTTACCAGGAGAACGCCCAAGCCGCTCCTTGATATCTTCCTTCGGTTCGATAACGATTTTACCGTCCACGCGAACTTTGTACTCTGCCGTCGACAGGTCGTCCGCTGTTTCCTGGTCATCCAGCATGCCGCCGAGCCTCAGCCATGTCTTGCATGAGTTGAACATCTCCCCACGCTTGTTGAGCATCTGCGGGTCAGTAGACGCGCCACCGAACGGAACAAGTTGCCATGTACGACCCCAGCCGTCACCGATTGACTTCAAACCGGTTCCGTAACCGAAGTCGATGAACACCGCGTCAGCCTGATACTGGTCTTCAAAGTCAGCGATACGCTTCGCCATAATCAGATCGTCGGTAGTCTTGTTGCCAGTCCACAGCACCTTACTGTGTAGCCCCTGCCGCAGGTATATCACCGCGTCATCAACGCCTGAATATGCCGGGTCAACACCGATTATCACCGGAGCATGTGCAACCTGCGCAGCGGTTACCACCCGTTTCATTGCCTCGTCAGTAAGACCGGTAGGGATAAACTGCAATTCAGATGCATCAGGGAATATGCCACGCACACGGATTTTAACGAAGTCGCTATCTTCCCCGTAGTCATCAACCCATTTCTGCAACTGCTGTTTGTTGGTGCCTTCCACCGTCCGGCTGTCAATCTGCGCAGTTTTCCAGCGGTGTTTATATTTGCGGAAACATTCGCGAAAACGCCCGGTGTTACGTGTAGGGTTTCCGAACGCCACCCAAATAATCTCAGTGTCTTCGTCCGTAAGCGCACCCTCGGCAACTTCCCACACCAGATCCGCAATGTTCGACGCTTCATCAAACACCACGATGATGCGTTTGCGCTCGTTGTGTAGTCCGGCGAATGCCTCGGTGTTGTGCTCAGACCAGGGTATTGCGTCAGCCCGCCACCGCTTGTCGTGCCCTAGGTCATTGCTGTACATCGCGGTAGCGGTACAGGTAAACCAGTCTTTCGTGATAGCAAGGTTCGACCACTTGATAATTTCCGGCCAGGTCTTCGTTCGTAGCTGGTTGTCGGTGTTGGCGGTCACCACGACCTTACAATCCTCGCAAGTGGACATGCCCCAGTTGATCAGCATTGAGATGAATGCGGATTTACCAATACCGTGACCAGAAGCGCGTGCCAGCATAAGCGGCTGATAGCGCGTCTCTGGATTCTGCAGGTGATCACGTATCTCTCGGAACGCATCAGCCTGCCACTGACGTGGGCCGGTGGCATGTGCCAGTTCAGTCCCCTCTTCCCCCCATGGGAACGCATAGAGGGCATAGCCAAGCGGATCGTGAGTGAACCCTGCAATATCCTCGATTAACTGCTCTTCAGGAGATAACGCTGTATCTGTCACTGATTGCCATCCTGACGTTCTTTCAGTCTCTTCCTGGCTGCCGCTATGCGATCAGCAATTGTCACATTCACATTAACATCCAGGCGTTCTTTGAATGCGTTGACGTCGACGTGCTTACCAATCAGTTCGAGGTTCTTCACCTTGTCAGGCCATTTAATTTTTTTGAGGATTGTCTCTATCGAATCCTCGTTCATGTTCATGATGGTCGATGACAGATCAAAGCCACTAAGCGTAGTGCGCCAGATTTTCGGCCACTCGCGGATTGGCTTAAGGCTCCCATCGTCGTTGAGGATGTCGATCACGTCCATCTGGTCGATCTCCACCAGGCGCATGAGAACGTAATCAGCACTGACGCGCATTCGTTTGTTGCGCTCTTCCATCAGCTCGGCAATCCGTTTTTGAATGCGTTCATCGCGCATCATGAGACTGGCTTTAACTGCCGCTGTATTTGGGGAGAATCCTGCGTTAATCGCTGCCTGAGTCTGGTTTTCAGGCGTTTTGATGTATGACTGGCAATAAGCCTCCTGCATTGCTGTTAGTGGCTTAAATTGCGTTGATTTGCGTTTATAGGTTTTAGGTTCAGCAGGCATCATAACCACCGTGGTAATAGTTACCGTTGTGGTAATAGTACCATGCAAAATAAAGCCGCCATAGTTGGCGGCAGTATTCAAAACCCATCAAATTCATCATGCATAATCTACTCGTGACATGTCACGCTATTAATTTCGTTTCATGCCAGCCTTTAGTCACCCAGCATTCCGAGTCACCATTACACGGGCATGAATTAACGGGAACTCTCTCGCCGCACTTACCGCAACGTTTCTGCTGATCGATTTTATACGCCCGTGCACGCGTGCATCATCCTGGCGGATCAGTAACGCTATATACTCACCAAATTCGTAAGGCGCACGCCCGGGGCGACGCGTGGCACAGTTACGCTCCAGCATTTCAATTTCCTGAGCATCAAGCACAATTTCCAGCTTACGCACACCAGATGCAGCTTGTCTGGCTCTCTGAGCGGCTTTGCGCTCTGCTGCTGATTTAGCCATCAATATTCACCTTTATCGCGAACACCTTTGCCGGCTTATCGCCGAAGTGCGGATGTGTGATTGTCTTGATTTCATATCCGTCATACGGGACGTCAATTCTGCGGCTGGAATCGTCGCGCTTCGGATATCCCTTTGTGATAATCAGGCGGTCATACTCGCGGAACATAATTCGCTTATTCCAGTAGTCATTACACAGGCGATACTCTTCCGTTTTCTCTCCGCGAATCATGGCATCGAAGTATTCACCTTTAACGGCAAGTTGCAGGTTAGCCACGGTTAACCTCCTGCGGCGGTTCTGGCAGCGGCATCCAGTGGGTTACCTCCTTGAGATACAGGTCTTCGCCACCACCGTCATCCCAAGTGGGCTTGCCATCATTAAACCAGTCGCCATATACGCCGACCTGAGTGTTGGGGATGCTTGGTGGGTAGTTGTTTTTAAAGTCAGCAGCTAACACATAGCATTGTCGCTCTCCCATTTCTGGCATTCGCTCACTACAGCTTATCCAACCATCCGGAGTTACCGGAACTTGTGGAATGGCTGTCTGCTCTCGAACGTCATTAGGCGCTATAGGTTCTGCTGCCAACTGACTGGCATATTTGTTAATGGTAACGATAAGCTCTTGCTCAGCCTCATCCAGACAATCACCGATACCTCGCCTGTCACCGTCAAAATCATCGAAATCGGCGCGAATCCTGGCAACCTCCCGGATTGCGGACAACACCTCACCAGGAATTACCGGAGAGTTGCCCGATAGTGCATTCTGCTCCAGTGATGCCTTTACAAACCACGCGGCCTGAACTATTACGCCATGAATCCAGCGCAAATCAGCATCGCGATCTTTCTTTTTCATCTTTTCGCCACTTAAAGCCTGGCTTATGTGGCTACGTACAAGGTCTTCATGTAACACCTTCGCATCCTCAATGGTGAAACCACCAGGCAGGCGAGCCGGGGTTACATGAGGGTTGCCTTCCCCCTGACTCTGAAGCATGGCGGCGCGGTAGGCATTCCAGCCTCTCACCTCTGCAATAGCGGCAACATCATCGACCGCGTACATTTTAAGAGGGTTAGGCATTGGTTTTTCTTCAGATACTACTGGCACTGGAGGGGCGGCATAAACAGGAATAACGTCCGCTTGCTCTTTATTGCTTTCATCCGTTAAAGCCCAGAATAATTTCCCGGCCGGATGTTTGAAAATATAAGCAACTGGTTCTGCGCTATCAGCTTCGCGCCGCTTCTGTAGCTCTGCTGCCATTGCGCTCACGACTTCAACTGGTGCCCTTGCAGCAAACTCTATGTTGGTGATAAGCTCATTAAGATATTGCTCGCTGGGATACTGTTTCTTATTGGTAATAGTGGTCATGCTGTAGCCCCTTCTTGATATTTTTCAAACCAGAACACAACCGGGTCAGATTTCATTTCAACCAATCCCATACGAACCAGCGCTTTGCCTTTCCCGGACGCAAGGAATTCACGACGACCATCACTGATAATTCGCCGATAGTCTTCCAGGCTACTGCAATGCTTGTGCAGATTGCATGGGTGGCATGCCGGAACCATGTTGGATATATCGTCACGTTCCTGGTGAAGCATATTTCCATTAAAACGAATGACCGGTTTTACATGGTCTGCATGCCACTTTTCGCCAAGTTCACAGCCGCAATAAGCACAGCGACCGCCAAACTTCATGCGCAATTCTGCACGTTGTTTTTTCGTCAGTGCCATATCAGTCTCCTTTGATGCCAGTGTTTACAACCTGGCAGGCCTCTTTGAGCACCCAGTCAACAGCGTCTTTCCATGCTCCGGTTTCGACTGGCGGATTTTCACGCTTAACCTTTTCATAGAAGCGCACGGCTTTAACCAGTTCTTCAGACACAACCGGCACAGGTGGAGCTGCGAATAGTGGTTTAGGTGATATCTCCGCACGTTTTGCGTATGCTTCAACTGTGTCAGGATTAAACAGGATTATGTTTTCGCCGCATTTCCACGCTATCGGTTCCGCTTCTAGCGATGCCAGTGCAATTTTGAATAACTCACCCTCTACCCGTGCCATCCCTGAATTCGTGTGGCATTTCGCAATCGCTATTTTTAATTTGGCTTCTTCGATTAATTGCTCTTTTGTTAATTCAGTCATTTTTCATTACCGCCCTTTCGGGCGGCCTCCTGATGTTCTGAGGGTGCAGAAATCCCTCCGGTTAAGGATTAAATTTTTAACAGAGCTAAATTTAATTATTCAGTTCTGGATTTTGTCGCCCTGCGTATCCGCGCTTTCGCGTTACGCTCAATCTGAATTAGCTTTTCTATATTTTTTCGCCTTTCCCGCTCCTCCTGGCGCAAGTGCCTTACATCATCTGCCAGTCTGGTTTCTCTTTTCGCCACAGAGAGCATCCAGTCAAATGGCTCCACAACTGCACCGCAGATTTTACAGCGGACCTGACGCTCTTTTTCGTCAACCCGGACAGAGGCGTGATGACAATATGGTCTTTCCGATGGCTCATAAAGAAAATTAACCTGATTACGAGGGTCATCCTCTTTTACCGGAAATAAAACGATATTGCTTAACTCATCCTCTGGTTTTATTTCCATGCTCCTCTCCTTTGATGCGAATGCCAGAGACGCGTAATGCGTGTTCTAGGTCAATCAGGTAAAGCCAACTGCCATTTTCTTTAGGTATCATGACATGTCGCTCATCTGCATTTATCGGGTGTCCATATCGAAGGTCGTAGCGAGTCGGTAATTGAACTTCCCGCGCTTCCAGTTCAGCAATACGCTTGCTCCCATCAGAGATAACGCCTTCGTAATACTCACGCTGCTCTTTGAGTTGTGATTTTGCTTCTTCCAGTCCATCCAGCAAATCAGCGATAATATCCGCTTCCCGATGACGGATGTGACGCTTAAACGCAGCAAGAGCCGCATCACAATCCCGTTCAGCATTTGGGCTGTCCGGGATAGCCTGATACCACGCCAGCGTCGACTGATAGTTTTGTGCTGCCTCACGAAGCGCCTCATAGTTAACCTCTCTCATTGAGCCACCTCCTGATAAATCACTGCATGCCCCAGTTTCTCCGCCAGTGCCAGCTCTGCCTTAGCGCCCGCTGACCGCTGCCAGCCATTCAGCATGTAAATCGCATCCACACAACGAATCATTGCCATGCAAATATCCATGTAGTGCGGCTGTGTCAGCCCGTCCGGAAGTACTGCCGGGTTTAAGACGGTATGCCCTTCCCGTTTCAGTTCCTCTTCCGCCTTGTGAAACGCCTCACGGTTGAAATTTTCATATCCCGTCATTGGACCGGCAATATAAACTCTGACCCTCACTCCATCACCTCCTGAAAGTTTCCCCGATAGAACGCCAGCACACGCTGCATAACTTCACTCTGGCGGCACTCACGACAAATTATGTTCTGCCGTCTGTTGTAACGACGTATTTCTCCGTCAGGTAACTTTCGAATCAGTGTCGGGTCAGCAGCCTTCTCCGGTGTCTTACGCCATACGCGATACGCCTGCTCTGATGGAAATACCCCGCAACCAGAGAGCCAGACATCACCACTGGCCGCAAGCGCACCAGATAAACGACGAATAGCGGTCTTACTGACACCCGTTTTATCTGCCAGTTGTCGAAAAGTTTCTCGTCCGCTCAGGCGCACGAATTCCACAATGCGCGCCTTCACTTCTTCCCGCTCTTCTGGTGTAAATACTTTTGCCATAAGCGCCTCCGGCAATCACTTTTCCGATACAACACG